AAAAACAAGTCAAGAAAAAAAAGAAAATGATGGGCGGCGGAATGTCAGGTAATCCATCTAAAATGCGTCGAGGCATGGCATAATAATGGCTACCTCGGGTACCACTACTTTCAACCTAAGTTTTGATAGAATTATTGAACGTGCTTATGCTCGTTGTGGTAAATCTTTAAGAACTGGTTATGAATTACAAGCAGCAAGAGATAATCTTAATTTGCTTTTTTCTGAGTGGGGGAACCGAGGTATTCATTTATGGAAAGTAAAAAATCATACACAAAATTTAACTGCAAGCACAACTACATATACTGCACCAAGTGATGCATCTGATGTTTTAGAATTAGTATTTAGAAAAATAGATGGAAGCGAAACTACCGACACAAGCATGACTAAAATATCAAGATCAGAATATGAAAATATACCGAATAAGTTTTCAACAGGAACACCTAGTCAATATTATGTAAGAAGAAATAGAGCAAATGTAGAAATCAATTTATATCAAACACCAGATACAACTGACACACAAATAAATTATTTTTATGTTGGTCGTATTCAAGATGTTGGAGATTATACAAATGATCCTGATGCACCTTTTAGATTTTTACCGTGCACCGTTTCAGGACTTGCATATTATATTGGTCAAGAAGTTGCACCAGAGAGATCTCAAGAATTAGAAAGAAGATATGAAGCAGAATTACAAAGAGCGTTGACTGAAGACAGTCAATCAACTTCTGTAAATATTGTGCCTCGTAGTTTCTATGTAGGTTAATATGACCTTTGCAAATGGTAATCGCTCCTTAGCTATATGTGATAGATGCGGACAGCAATATAAATATCTACAGTTACGACAAGAATGGAATGGACTTTTTACGTGTCCCGAATGTTTTGAACCTAAACATCCACAACTCGATCCACCATATCATCCTGCTGATCCAATAGCACTTAGAGATCCTAGACCTGCAAGACAAGAGCCAGTTATTGTTAATGTTGGAGGACCGGTAGATTCAGCGTTTGAATCAGATGGTATGCAACCAGCAACTGAAATCAGAGAGTTGATTATAGGTGCAAGTGTTGGTACAGTAAGCGTGGTGATATCATGAATTATTCTGAACTTTTAGACAATGTAAGAAACTACACAGAGGTTACATCTGATGTCTTATCTAATTCTGTTATAAATGTTTTTCTTACAAATACTGAAAACTTAATTGATAGAACTATAGATACTGATGCACAGAGAAGATATGCTACTTCTACATTTGAAGCTAATAACAGTTTTTTAGATGTATCTGGGCCAGAAGGCGGATTTAGATTTGCAAGAGGATTACAAATACATGGTTCTGACGGAACTATAACTTGGATGGAGCAAAGAGATGCTACATTTATAGATGAATTTGCAAAAGAAAGATCTACAACAGATAGTAATTTTACAGGACAACCAAAATATTGGGCTAATTGGGACGCAACAACGTTAATCGTAGCTCCCACTCCTAATACAGCTTACACAGTAGAAATGTGGTATGATGAGACTCCTGAACGTTTAGGTAACGGATCAGGATCTACTTCTACTACAACTTTTTTATCTAATAATGCACCTGAGGTTTTATTGTATGGTGTGCTGTCTGAAACTTTTTCATACTTGAAAAACACACAAGATATGCAATTATACACACAGAAGTTCCAAAACGCTCTTCAAGCTTTTGCTAATGAGCAAATGGGACGTAAACGAAGAGATGAGTATGTAGACGGAGTGTTAAGAGTACCACTACCATCTGCAGACCCTAAAGCCTAAGGAGGGCATAAAACATGGCAATAAACCAAGCAGTCT